AACGCGTATAAACTCGGCTATGATCCACCTAAAGAGCAAATTTTATTATCAATACAGGGGCAAAATATAGGATCTATTCAAAACTATGTTATTATTTCGGGGCTTCCTAAGTCTGGAAAGTCAACTTTTACCACTTCAATTGTAGCAAGTAGTTTTAATTCTTACGATATTTTTGGAATGAAATTGCAAACACTACCATCGCGCAATAAAATTCTTTACATTGATACAGAAAGTTCCGAATATGATTATTACAAACATATGAACAGGATAAAAGATGTAGGAAATATTCACGAATTACCCACATTTTTTGATAGTTTTTGCCTTCGCAAAGAAAGTCCAGAAACAATAAAATTAATGATACAAGCTTATTTAGAAAATACGCCAGAATGTAGTATAATTATCATTGATGGTTTATTGGATATTGTAATGAATTATAACGACGAAATAGAATGCCGCAAAGTAGTAAATTGGATTAAAGAAATTACAACCGTAAACAATTTATTATTAATTGGAATTTTACACACAGGAAAAAATGAAGGCAAAACTTTAGGTCATCTGGGAAGTAATACGGATCGTTGGGCGCAAAGTACATTAAGCGTTAAAAAAGAGGAAAGCGGATCATTTATTTTAGAGCCTAAATTTTTGCGAAGTTCTGGCGGTTTTAAGGCTATTGAAATACAATATTCTTTGGATGACAATAAGTTTATACAAGTTGACGCCATGGCCGCAAATGAGCCTAAAATCAAGCATTTTAGCAATTACACAGAACTAGAACACAATAATATTTTAAACATTATTTTTGAAAAACAAAAGTATTACAAATACGAAAATTTATTAACTGAAATTTCAAAAATTGAAAACAGGGGTATTAATTTTTCTAAAAGTTATTTGAAGTTTTTTAAGGATAAAAATTTTATTTCAAAAAATACCCAAAACGAATATTTTGATTATCGAAACAATTTTTAAAAACAAAAACAAAAATTATGAAACAAGAAAAAAAACAGTATTTTATTAGTAAAGAGCAATTTGAAAAATTATCCGATATTTTACAGGAAATTGAATATGGTACTGATATGATAGAAGATATTGCAGTTAATAATGATGAAATAAATTATAATGATAATTTTGCTCAATGTACTTATGATTTAGGAAAAGCAGTTAAAAGAATAGATGATGTAGCTTTTGAAATTCACAAATTAATTTATAGAATAAATGAACAAAATAAATGTAAATGAAAAAGATAAAAATCAAGATGCTATTTTTTTTAATAAAATTATCATGGCAAATAGAAAAAATAAAAAAGAAACTAAGGCAGAAAAAAAAGAAAGAATCAGAATGAGAATGTTAACAATACTTGATAGTATTGAGAAAAATTTACGCAAAAAATAAGCATAAAATACCCAGTCCTATTGGTTTAATGACTGGGTATTTTTATGCAATTTTAACCTTTTTCAACACGAAAATAATAAATTTATGTTACCAAACAAATATTTTACTGCAATTTTTTTTGACGGGCAAAAAAAAGCTTACAAATACCGCAATATTAAAAACGATCCGCGCTCAATAGAATCCTTTACTAGCTTTGCTTTAAGCAAAAAAGCGGTTGAAATAAATTTTTATTGTACGGCTACAAAAAATTTTTCTCATAAGGTTTTTTTAAAGGTGTAAAAGGTTAAAATTTAAAAATATATTTTTTTATTAATATAACCCTAATTTTTAGGGTTTTTTTTATGTATTTTTTTTCAATTTTTGGCCTATGTTTTGGAGCGGAACGGGTACGGAACGGCTGGAACGGGCCCCCCCCTAAAGGGGGGCCCGTTACCTTTCAGCCGTTCCGCACCTATGCCGTTCAAAAAAAAATTTGGTGGATTAAAAGTTTTTTGTAATTTTGATCAACCTTTTTCAATTTTATCAATTTTTAATTTTTTTTGAATGCCAAAAAATTTAATTTATATCGGTTTAGCAATTTTGGGATGGATTGGCTACAAAAAATATATTTTGGCAAAAAAAATTAATATTTCTCTAAAAGATATTGGGTTTAACGGCGGTACTTTTTTACAACCAATTGTAGGAGTTAAGTTAGAAGTTGAAAACCCTACCAACACTTCCGCAGACGTTCAAAAAATATCGGCGGAAATTTTATTACAAAATAAAGTTGTTGGTACAATTTATCAAGATATCAATAAAAAAATTTTAGCAAAACAAAAAACGGTTATTGAATTTAATGTTGAATTAAATTTGACAGACGCTGCAATAATTTTAATTACAAATAAATTTAAAAATCAGCTAATACAATTAAAAGGAAATTTAATTGTTGATTTTGTTTATTTCCCTTTAAATTATCAAATACAATTACCGTAAATGAATTTATTGAGCCAGCTTGATAGTTTTAAAAATGATCAAAAAATAATAAGTTATGATCAATCAACAAACGATATTATTAACGCTATTTTACGCCAACATAATAAAAGTTTAAACGATTACGATAAATTATATTGTTATTTTGACGGTGGAGATTATTTAAATACTGCTAAAAATATTTTCAAGTATTTAAAAAATAATATTAAATACGAAATTGAATCTGATAATTTGCAGACAGTTGGTACACCAGCTTATATTTTAGCAACTAAAAAAGGAGATTGTAAGCATTTTAGTTTATTTTTTGCTGGTTGCCTTGATTCGTACCGTAGAAATACAGGTCATAAATTTGATATTGCTTATAGGTTTGCAAGTTATGACGGAACTAATACACCAGAACACGTTTTTGTGGTTATTAACCCAAATACAGAAAACGAAATATGGTGCGACGCGGTTTTAAATTATTTTAATGAAAAAAAACAACCTAATTATTTTAAAGATAAAAAAATTAAAAATATGGCACTAATGGCACTAAGCGGAATAAATGAACAACGTCAACCACAAATGAACGGCGTACTTGATTTTTTAAAAAAAGGTAACGAACAAGTTGATATTTTAAATAAAAAAACTTCTGGAGTAGTTGATGTTTTAACGGCTGGAGCTAGTGCGATACCTGTTTTTGGTAGTAGCATTTCTGCTTTAGTTGGTTTGGTAAGCGGTTTATTTGCTGGACATTCAGATAGCTATATACTAGATACTGCAATAATTTCAAGAGATTGGGATAAGGCTATGGGAGTTTTTTTTAGTTGGTACCAACAAGTTGGCTTTGACGAAACAAAAAAACCATGGACTAAAAGAGGTACGGATCAAGGAATTAAAAGAGAAGTACCTCAGCCTTTTATGTCAGTTTCTCGCGCTGAATGGATGCCTATAATCTGGGAACAAAATAAAAATAGAGATTTAGCCACCTTAATTAATGAGGGAATAAGACAGGGTAAAATTGATAAAAAATATTTTATTAATTCTAAAAACGAAATGGCGGCGGAGCCTAGCGGATTAAGTAATTTATTTGGCGGAGGTGGAACTTCTGACGGTAAAACTTCAAGCGGTTATACTATACCGTTAATAGTTGGCGGCGCTGCTTTAGTTGCATTTTTAATATTTAAAAAGAAAAGTTAATGACTGCTTTACAATCAATAATAAAAGAGGCTAAAAGCCTAAAAAAACAATATCCTAAGCGTTATGCTAAATGGACTGATTATGTAAAACAGGCGTCAGCAATTTACGCTTCAAAGCATAAAGGAAAAAGCCCAGTAGGTAAAAAAAGAAAGGTAGGTGCTGCAAAGCCTGTTAGTAAACATAAAGACACTAAAAGTCATAATGTTAATATTAGAGTAGTTAGTGGAATTAAAAAGAAAAAAGCTACTAAAAAGGCCGTTAAAAAAAGCACTACTTTAACAAAAGTAAAACAAGTACTTAAAAAAGATAATTTAAGGCTTAAACATGGTTACAATTTAACAAGTGGTAGTGTGAGAATAGGATCAGTACAACAAAGTGAAATTGATTTTTGGATAAAAATGTTTGCACCACGTAAAAAAAGTCTTCAATTAGAATGGTATAGAGATTTAATAAAAAATTTTAAACTTGATTCTTTTAATATTTTTCTTCCTAAAGAAAAAGGAGAAGCGCAATTAAGAGCATTGGAATTTATATTAAATAAAAAACCATTACAAATAAAAAATTAATTTAATCTTTTTCACCTTTATTAATAATTTTAAAAAAATAAAAATGGCACGTAGAAAAAAAACAACAAAAAAACGCATAGGCCGTAGACGTTCAAAAAGAATGGGTGCGGTAGGGTCAAATTTGACTAGCGCATTATTTACAATCGTTGGCGGTGTAGCTGCTAGATTTGTATCTAATACAATTAACGGAACTAATTTAAACGCTTCGTACAAGGGTTATGTAGCTTCAGCGGCTCCAATTGCCGTAGGTTTATTTTTACCTAAGTTTATTAAGTCTGAAATGGGTAAGGCTTTGGGTAATGGTATGATCGCGGTTGGTGGTTTAGGTTTAGTTCAATCAGCGGGAGTACTTAGCGGTATGCCTGTAATTGCTAGAAACTATATGGCTTTGGCTCCATCTTCACAAAATAGTAGAGGTGTAATTGCTGGAATGGATACACGCGCGGCAGCGGTATTATGCGGATAATAATAATTTAAAAAATAAATAAAAATTAAAAAAAATGGCAAATCAAATAGGAAGTCGTTTAGTATTCGAAAACGCAAAAAGTTTTATTCAATCTCAAGGATATGACGTTAGCCAAGCGGTTTTAACGCAATCTTATGTAAGATCAGAAGTGGCGCTATCTGCAAGTGTAACCAATTACCGTTTACCAATTGTAGTAAATGACACTACCAACGGGGCAACGGCTTTTAACACAGAACGTCGCGTTCAACTTCAAGATATTCACGTATGTAGTTCAATTTTTATTGGTCTAGCTTCTCCGTCTAGTTCAACTGACGCGGCTTTTCCTTTATTATCTTACCCATCAGTAGCAACAAACGCTTTTAGTTCGGCTCAAGCTGACGCGTTAAATACTATTTATAACGGTTTTTTAACTATGCAAGTTAATAATCAAAATATATTACCGTCTTGGGATATATACCGTCATTATTATGTACCACAAACACAGGGCGGCGTAGGTATTACCGCGCAAACTGTTTTCCCAATTGATCAAATTGATGGTGGCGAAAATGGTTTTTATCCTGTTGAGCCTAATTTGTTGTTAAATGGTGCGGCAAATATTGTTGCTAGTATTGTTTTACCAGCAGCTATTTCAACTGTAAAAGCTGATAGCCGTCTAGTATGTATTTTTAGAACTATATTGGCACAAAATGTCACTAGCGTAAAATAAAAAAAACCATCCCAATGGCGCTTTGTAGGGTGTGCGCAACATCCTACTATTTAATTACTTTTAAAAATTACAACAATGCCACTTCTAAAAAGATTTGAAGCCGTTGAAGTAGCGATACCGTCAGGAAGTACAAATACCCGGTTTTTTTTCCCCGATCTTCCCCAGTTACGGAACGCTATGATACAGGCCGTTCAATTATACACTCCAGGTACTTTGAGTGCAACACCGAATACAGGCAGTACAATGGTAACGGAAGCCGATTTAAAAAAGAGCTTTCTAACTTTGTATAGTGGAGATTTGCAATTAATTTATAACGCGCCTTTATTGGCTTTTAGTAATATTATTAATTCTGCAACAAACCCTTATACAAACAGTTTACCAGACATCGACAATATGGTTATTAGTTGGACTAAAAGCTACATTTCTTTGTCTAGTGCCGCAGCAACCACAAATGTGGCTTACGCTTTCGGAGTTTACTATAAATTATAAATAATATAAAAATGGCAGTATTTAAGCCCGAACTACACAGATTAGAGGATGTTTTAGACTATTACGAAAATAGCCCAGCAACGCACTATAAAATATTTGCAGGAACAAGTCCTAAGGCTGAATATTGCCGTTTTTATTTTGATGAGGACGAAAAAGAAATAGGATTGCAAAAATTAGCGGAAGCGTTAAGGGCAATTCAACAAAATGTAGATAATACCAATCCGTATATTTTACAATTAATTGAAAAAAGAAAAGCGGTAAGAGGTAAAGACAACGATAATTTAACGCAAATTGTTTTCCAATTAAATAAGGCTGAAAGGTATTTGCCTATGATAAGCGGTATGCAACAACAACCTAACGACAATTTTAACCGATTAATGGAAAAAATGATTGAAGGGCAAAACTTGATTATATCAAAATTGAGTGCAGATGAGTTTGAAGATGACATGGAAAAAGAAAAACCTAAGGGATTGGGTGCTATTTTAGAAAACGAACAGTTTCAACAAATGGCTATTGGTGCATTGGGATTGATTATAAACAAATTTGCGGCGCCTAGTCAAACAGGCGGCGCGACAGTAACGGCCTTGGCTGGAATACCAGACGAACAAAAAGAAAAGGCGTTGCAAGCAATTGAAATTTTAAGTAATAAAGATGCACAATTTGGTGATCATTTGCTTTATTTGGCTAATATTGACGATAGTACTTATAAGATGCTTTTGGGATTTATGAAATAAATATATATGGCAATTACGCAAGAAAATAAAAAGTTATTAACAAACGTGGGTATTGGTTTAGCTGCTTATTTAGTAGTCATTAGGCCTTTATTTCAAAAATTAGGTATTTTAAAATCTAGTCAAGAAATACAAAAGGAAAGGTCTGACGCTGCAAATATTGTAGAAGTTGAACAAAATTTGACTGCTTTAGGTTTATCACTAACTAAAAGCAAGGCCGAATGGGATCAAATTGCCGATACAATATATAATAACCTTCGATTTAGTGCTATTGCAGATAATAAGGCTGACGCTGGATATCAAGTATCAAGGGTTAAAAATGACGCTGATATAATTTATTTAATAAAAACTTTTGGTAAAAGACAAGAGTACTTATTCGGGTTTCCTAGTGGCTCGCCTATGGGTTTAAGTGAATTTATTACCAGCAATTTAGATAGGGAACAAATAAATTTAATAAACGACAATTATACCCGTAAGGGAATGAAATTTAAATTTTAAATAATGAAAAATAAAAATTTACTAATTATTGGCGCGGTTGTTATTGCTGCATTTTTCTTTTTTAAAAAGAAAAAAACGGCTACAATAGCACCAACGGGGCCAACGGGGCCAACGGGGCCTGTTTTAAACGATAACGATAAAACACCACCACCGCCACCACCACCACCGCCGCCAAACGATAGATTCCCTATTGATATGTTGCCAAAATTTACTTCAAACAACTATCCAGGGGGATTAGTTGACGGAATGAGGGTAAAGGCTGATAATGGCGATGAGCAACAAATTTTGGAAGATGGTAAATTATGGGGGTTAACTTATGATCAATGGGCTGCAAGGGGCTTTGACGCTTGGACTACTGTTAATAGTGATATTTTGATTCAAATACCTTACGGCGGAGTTTATCAAGGATTAAAATAATGAAAAAAAATAAAATATATATAACTATTGCTTTATTATTATTTAGCGCTTATGTATTTGCAAAAAATAAAAAGCCTAAAAGTAGAGTAATAGTAGATAGCCCAATTAAACAACCATACGCTAAAAAGGGAAGTACTGTATATAAATTTGATTTAATAACACCTATTTACACCTTTAATAAAGAAATAGTATTAACAATTTTGGAACAAGATCCTAATTTGCCATATACTAAAGTTTCTTTTATGGCTAATAATGTTTTAAAAACGGGATGGATTGGAGATAATAATATAATAAACTTATAATATGAAAACTAGCGAATATTTAATTTACGGTACTATAATTTTTCTTTTGTATAAATTATATAAGAATACAAAACCAGAAGGCGAAAAAGGAATGGAAATTACGGCGCTTAGTTTGCCAAAATTTAGTACCGTTACACCTGTTTATTGGGATAAAACGCAAGTTATACCAACACCAGCGGAAGTATTAAGCCCAGAACAATTAAAAGTTTATAACGCTTCAATAAAAGGAATTTCACAATATTATACTTGTTAATATGCAAAAATATACACCATTTTTTATAAATTATATTACGCCGCAATCAATTCCAACAAATTGTAATAGTATTATATTTATTAATTTAGGAACAACAACGGCAATTATTGAAAGCGTTACTTTGGCGCCTTCACAAAGTTTTTCTATTGATGGAAACGCAGACGAATATATGGACGCGGTAATTCAAATTAATTTTAGTGGAGCTGGAAATAATAATTTAGTTGTTGTTAAAAAAGTATTTTAAAATTTTTATATGGGTTTTACAATTGATTTTAGCGTACTTAATCAAAAGGGTACACCCGCTTTGTATAGCGATATTTTCGCAAATAGGCCTGCGGCTGGATATCAAGGACGCTTATTTATTGCAACCGATACGGCGGCAATTTATGAGGATACAGGTACCGCGTGGACTTTAATAGCTAACGTAAGTAGCGGAGCGGGAACTTTACAACAAGTTACCACAAATGGCAATACTTCAAATGTAGGTATATCAGTAACGGCGGGGGGAGTAAGTACAAATAGCGCAACAATTACAAGTTTAACGACGGGATCAGTTCCTTTTGCTGGTGCTGGGGGTTTAATTAGTCAAGATAATGCAAATCTATTTTGGGACGATACTAATAATCGCTTGGGTATTAATACCAATACACCAGGCAATAGCTTAGATGTTCATGCGACTGGAACTAATCCAATACTAGCGTTAAATAATACGGCTGGTAATCAATCGGCTGTATCGTTTTTAAATACTTCGGTAGCAAAATGGCGCATAGGCAATGCGGTAACAAATACTTTAGATATTTACAATTTTACGTTGGCTGCTATTGCTTTGCAAATTAAGGCAAATAATGAAGCAGTATTTATAAGTAGTGTACAAGCAGATGATTTTGTTGTACAACCTACTGGATATAGTATATTGGCTGCATTAAGTAGAAATTTAACGGGTGCTGGATATGGTGTATTAAGTTTAAGAAATAGTGCAGTTGGAACTATACAACCATCCACTTTAAGTGTCGATCGAACTTATACATTACCAGATGCAACGGGTACTATTGCTTTAACTTCTAATTTATCGGCTTATTTGCCTTTAACGGGTGGAACTTTAACGGGTACATTAACTTTAAGTGGTAGCGCTGCCGAATGTTTTATTATACAAACGCCAAACGCAACAAGTTTAAATTCAAAATATGTATATAACACAAATACAACTTTGGGTTATATTGGTACCGGTCAAGGTTTAATTACTGGCGGTGGAAGTACTATTTTTGCAATTCGTTCAGAGAATTCAATGGCATTATCTACAAATGGTGGGGATATTGCTATGACTATTACAAAAGCAACTAAAAATGTTTTAATAAATTCAACTACTGACGATACAGTAAATAAATTACAAGTAGCGGGAAGTACAAAAATTACTGGCACATCAACAGTTGAAGGTAGTATAAATATGTATAATTATACTTCACTTACAACTTCAACAAAAACTGCAGCGTCAGGCGCAAATACTTCTTTTGTAATGGGAACAGATTATGGTCAAAACGTTGGAGGCGATAATATAGGTGGATTAGTAGTTATAAACATAAATCAAACAAACAGTGCTGGTTCAGAAGGAAATGCGGCTTATGTTGGTATTGTTATTAATCCTAGAGGTGCAAATGGTACAATTACTCAGATATCTAGATCTTTAGGCAATGGAATATCTGCTTTATCAGTTACAATGTCGGTAAATAATATTATTGTAAGTGCAACAACAACAAGTGGTGCAGGTTTTAGAGCATCACTATCATTTATAGGTGGTGGTGGAATAAGTTAATATAAAAAAAATTATGAAAAAAGAGGAAGCATTACAAATTATTAAGTCTTTAATAGACGCAAGTATTAAAAAAGGAGTTTTTGAAAATATAGATACTGCAATTAAAATAAGCGAAGCATTTAATTTGCTTTGTAATGAATTATTAGAAAATAAATAATTATGAAACAAATACAACCCGTAATTTTTCCGTTAAATTTAGGAACGGCAACAATTTTAAATTGTGTGGGATCTGATAATTTTAGTACAAGCGTTACTATATATTATCAATTATTATCTGAAACAAGCCAACAATTACAACAAGGTAATTTAAGTTTGGAAGGTTTTGATTATGAGGCGTACAATACAAGCCCAGACGGTAACGAATATATTTATCAATGGTCGGCACAACAAATAGGCGTAACGTTAATTTAATATAATGAATTTAACTATTGAAAATGTATTCTATATTATTACTCTTGGTAGTTTTATCCTTTTTATTGGTGCCTGGTACGGATCCACTAAAAAGAAATTGGCCGAAATAGAAACGGATCTTAAAGAGGTTAAAAGTGATAAGTACGATATAATAGATAAATTAGCTAGGATAGAAACAAAATTAGATTATCTAAATAAAGAAAAATGAATAATTGGAAGACAACATTGGGGGGGGTATTAGCTGCAAGTTCTGAAGTTATACCCGTAAATACAGGAATACAAGGCCTAATTAGGGCTATTGGTTTATTATTGCTTGGATGGGCTGCAAAGGATCATACAAAGAGGTTAAATGACGCGGCAAAATAAAAATATATTATTAATAATATTAGGTATTTTGGGAATTTCTGCAATAACTAAGGCCGCTGGTGCTGGTTTAACATCTGCTTTAAACTTTATTAAAAAAGCGGAAGGCGGGTTATATTTAAAAGCATACCTTGATAGCGGTTTTGTGCCTACAATTGGTTTTGGCAGCACTTATGATTTTGACAAACAAAGAAAGGTACAAATGGGCGACATAATAACGCCAGAACAGGCGCAAAGATGGTTGGAAATGGAAACATCTAAAAATGCCGAAGAAATAAAAAGACTTGTAAAAGTGCCTTTAACTAATAATATGTTGAACGCCCTAATAAGTTTTACATATAATGTTGGGATAAATGGTTTTAGACAGTCAACCATGTTAAGGTTGCTTAATAGTGGCGCGGATAAAAATACAGTAGCTTTACAATTTGATAGGTGGGTTTATGATAATGGGGTAAAAGTAAAAGGGTTAATTAATAGGCGAAATGCCGAAAAAAAGCTATTTTTGAGCTAGGTTTTTGTTTTAAGAAGGATTCATAGATTAATCAGGGTATTTCTATACTCTGATTTTTTTTTGCCTAAAATTTGGTAATATGAATATATTTATATAATCTTTGTTTATTCTTAATCTTAAAACAAAAAATCATGATCAAAGCAACTTTTCGCTTTTTCTATGGAATTGGCGACCACCGCACATTGTATTGTTATACAATTGAATTAAATTCACTATTTTTTACCGCTGCTTTTGTTGAAAGCAACAACATTGTAAATTTTTTACAGGTTGCTGGATGCGACATTTTGGATGTTAAATTAACTGAATGGCCTAATTAGGCCTATTTTTTTACCTTAAAATTTAAATTTATGGAGTACTCTGCTTACAAAGGCTATACAATAGTTTTTTATCCAAAACGCAAAATTTATATGATTTATCCTTTTGATAAAGAATATAAGACTTTAAAGTCTGCTAAGGCTTGGATTGAATATTTAATCAAATAATTTAAAAAAAAATCTATGAAAAGAGATATAATACTATTTATTTTAATGATAATTTTAGCCCTATTAGCTGACTCATTAATAAACTTCTAATGACTGAAAACCCTATATACATTGAGTTACTTAAAAACGCGTATAAACGCGGCTATGATCCACCTAAAGAGCAAATTTTATTATCAATACAGGGGCAAAATATAGGATCTATTCAAAACTATGTTATTATTTCGGGGCTTCCTAAGTCTGGAAAGTCAACTTTCACCACTTCAATTGTAGCAAGTAGTTTTAATTCTTACGATATTTTTGGAATGAAATTGCAAACACTACCAGCGCGCAATAAAATTCTTTACATTGATACAGAAAGTTCCGAATATGATTATTACAAACATATGAACAGGATAAAAGATGTAGGAAATATTCACGAATTACCCACATTTTTTGATAGTTTTTGCCTTCG